TTCTTTGTATAGTTCAATGGCTTTATCGCCCTCGTGCTCTGCGAGGTTCCACCCGAACTCACCAAGTTTCTTTATCATTTTTCCAAAAGGATTTCCATCGCTGAGAGTTCCAAACTCACGAATGATTCGGTATTTATCTCCAAAGATGTTTGAATAAGGCATGTCCTCAACAGGAATCTCCAATGCCTCTTCGACAAATTCGTATTCTTCTTCGGTGATTTCTTGAACGAGTTGTTTGTTCTCTTTTAGCTTTACTTTGATTTTCATTTTCTATCCTACAAAAATGCCTGTGGGCACGTGCTTTTGAATATTATTAACATTATTAACGGTATTAGAATCAATCTCAACAAGCTTGTCGTAAGTCATTGCTTCCAATTGTTCTTTCAATTCTGTGCGTAATTTCTCTTGTTCGTCTTTTGCTTGAGCCAATAAATCAGAACCATTAAGAGTTACGTTGTCGCCGGGAATTGGCACATTATTGCCAAATTTTGAACGAACTTGGCCCAATGTTTCCTTGCTTAGAGCAAGCGCAAAACGGCGAATCCATTGCTTCCCAATTGAATTAATATTCTCAAAGGATATATTCTCAAAGGGTAAGGTGTTCATATTGTTGACACCATCTTGTCCATCATTGTATTCATCAGTCCATGTTGATTCTCTAATTGAAAAACGAAACCAAAATTTTTCTGGTGACACACCATCAGGTATTGGATGCAATCGTAAATTATTATTAATCAATTCATACGAGTAGTGAGATGTTCTTGTGTAAAGGTGGTCTTCATACGACATGGCTTGCATTTTATTTTGCCAAACTGGGATGATTTGCCAAGTAGAGTCATCAGCGTATTGGCCATAACTATGGAGATTTCCAACAACATTTAGACCACCATAATATCCATAGAATCTCCACATAGCTCTGGGAGACTTATAAAAAACTTGTCTAATCACAATTCTTTTTGTTCTGTCTATTGACGCATAAGGAACACCACCAGCAGTGGCAGAAGATGAAACAATTGCTTGTAAATCATAATCTTGTTTTCCTGCTACTATATCAAGCGATGCAGAGTAAATTGGAGTAGTGCCACCAATTGTTGCCTCATGAGAAAATTGTTGCCCAACTTTCATAGCGTATCCAAAATTAAACTTTGGATATTTTAGTTCGACACCACTTTGACCGCTAATTACATTTCCATCCTGATCAAAAGAACCAGTTGGGTTACCTAATGTTGAGCCAAGGGTATTTTTTGCCTGATGGAGGTTTACTATATATGAATATTCTAATACCGCTTCTTCGTAGTTAGCATATACATTTTCTGCTTTGATCTCAAGATCTAAAATATCTCCGCCAAGCTTCCTATAGGTGTAAGCTACTTGATCAACAGCACCAGATATGAAAGATCCGGTTGTATAGATGCCAAAAGGCAGTGATGATATAACATCAGCTGCTGTTCCTGTGGGTGGAAGAATAATAGCAGATTGTGTTGAGGTTGGTGTTAAAGTTGGAAATGCCATGCATATGCCCTCCGATCATAGTAAATAGTTACAAGAAGGTCAAGTTTACCCAACTATTTTTTAGAGGATGTTGAAGTGCTTTTGTTGCCCTCTTTTGCGGCAGAGGCTTTTTTAGAAGTTGTTTTCTTAGTTGCTGTCTTTTTCGGGGCTGCTTTCTTCTTTGGGGCGGCCTTTGGAGCCTCCTTGGTTATTGATTTTTCTGCTGCTTTTTTAGAAGGAGTTTTTTTAATTGATGACATTTCAGACAATTTTTCTAGACGTTCTCTCTCTCTTCTTTTGTTCACTTTTCTTCTTAATCTAATGGTGCTGTTTCCCATTTTTGTCTCCATTTTTAAATAATTAGTTTTAAAAAACAAAAGTCCCAATATTGGGACTTTTGAATGATTGTAATATTTAATCTCTAAATATCATCAAAAACAGCGTATCCAAACAAACGAAGGATAAATTTACCAGCTGTGTAAGTAGCAGCAGTAGAGCCTGAAGATACTAAATAGATATATTTGCCATCAATATCAGCACTGATATCAGTGTTAGCACCACTATCACCAGCAGCAGCATACGCTTCAGAAGCAATTAATGAAACTGGGTTTGTTGCTTGGCCCATGGTCATTGATGAACTCAAAACATTATCAGCATAAAATACGCCAATATTATCTTCACCACCGGCTGGTGCTTCAACACAAATGAGTTCAGCTGCGGCCAAAACACCTTGTTCTTGTGCAACTGTTACCAATGATGAAGTTAAAGCAGCAACACCAATAACTGCTGTCCCTGCGGCAGCAACATTACCAACGGTCGCAACTGATGCAATGGCACCTAGAGAGGTTCCAAGGTCAATCTGGATGTCAGTTGAAATTAGAGATCCTTCTCGTAATTGTGTTTGAGATGCAATCGCAGGTGATATACCTGTTCCGGCTGTTTGGGTTGATGTCTCACCAAACTTGTTAAGAGAGAATAATCTCTTACGTCCTATTCTTTTTCCCATAATTTTGTCTCCTTTTAAAATTATTGCAATAACTTGGTCTTATCCAATGATTTCACCCCAGCCACCTCGGGATGCAATCTTTCTAAGGGTAGTGGCCTCACCCAGAGGAGAATAATTCAAGTTATAATAAATAGTTTCTTTAAACTAAAAACCCCTCGATCCGGAGATCGAGGGGCTAGTAGTCAGAGCACTAAACTAATGTCTAGCTTGCTCCGGCTTCACCAAGGATTCCACGACAGATAACAAGACCGTACATGTCAGGACGAACCATCTTCTTAGCGTAACGAGTCATTACGCCTTTGCGAGGAACGAAGTCCTCAACACCAAAGATGGTAGGTGTTACTTGGAGAGGCACGTAAGGAGCGTATACGTAACCGCTTTCAAGGAAAGAAGCACCACGACGACCGACAAGGACAACTTGGCGTGGGAAGTAAGGATCAACGATAACGTCAAACTTACGGCTCAAAGAACCAACCTTAACAGCACCGATTTCGCCTTTATCTGCATCAGCAGTAACGGAAGCACGGAATCCAGCAGTAAATTCAAGGATGTTAGCAACTTCTGGGGAGCAAACAACATAGTTTGCGCCGCCACGAAGTGTCTTGCGATGAATTTGAGCAGAAACATCATTGATGGTTTCAATAAGTGTCTCATACCATTCAGAAACTGTTCCAGTGAAGTCAGGAGCAGCAGAGGAAGCACCAACTTCAGCACCAGTCTCACGATTTACAAAAAGACCCGGTGAACGAGACCAATAGTAAGTAGCAGCAGTTGCGCCGTTTACAAGGTCAGCAAGGATCTCACGATCGATTTCAAGAGCGATTTGCTCAGAAAGAATTGAAGTAAGTTCAACCTCAGCATCCAAGTTGTGGTATGCGTTAAGGTCTTGACCCAATTCAGGAGTCCACTTGGCTTTCAATTTCTTAGTTTGAGCAGTGATTGCAATTGAATCAACCTTGATATCGATTTCTGGGATATTTGGATTGTTCTCAAGAGCAAAAAGATCACCAACAAGGGCGCCGGGAGATGCTGCGACAGCATCGTATTGATCTTTTACAGGATAAGTAACATCGGCAGCAGCAAGAGCTACAGCGAGATTGTCAGGACCAGAAGCAGCGGCAACGTCACCTTGATCAGTAGAGAATACAAAGCGAACTGCGTCTCCAGCAGTCATGGCTTCAGCAGCAGGAACCAAAGCAGTCAAACGACGGATTTGGGTTGTGTTGTTAACACCACTAAGACCAGTAACATCAGCAGCAGCCAAGTTAGCGATAACGAACGCAGACAAGTTTTCAAAATCAGGATCACCATCATTAGATGCGATATCTGATTTAGTAACATCAATTACGATAACAGCTTTTTCTGTTCCAGTAAGAGACAAAAGATCTGGGTCGAATTTGATACGCTTTTTGTCAGCGTCTGCAACATTTGTGTCCAATTTGAAAACACGGGTTTTGGTATTAGCAGATGCTGGGATAGTAGCATTGTTACTTCCACTTGGAGAGGCGTAAGCATAACCAGTAGCGCCATCACGAAGAGGACCACTGAAGCCACCTTTGGTTGATGCATCAATGAGATCAACACCGGCTTGAATTGCTTTACCAACCTGATTTGTGCCGTAGATTGATGCACCACTAGCGTTACCCATACGTGGGAAAACACCAGCTTCACCAGCACCAGAGTCTGGTGAGAATGTGAAATCAAGGAAGAAAATGAGACCAGAAGGAAGGCTCATTGGTTGAACGCTAACAAGATCGTTAGCAATAAGTCCGGCGAATACACGACGAACGATAGGAAAAGCAACAGCAGCAAATCCTTCAACATCACCAGCAGCCATTGTGCTAGATTCGCGAAGAAGTTCTTTTGCTTGGTTTTCCAAAAGACGGGCCATACTTGAGCGTTGACGCTCATCAGCAAGACCCTCAAGGAGACCAGTTTGGCCCCACTTGTTCAGAAGTGCTTCGCCCTCTTTGCGCATATCGCGCTGGACCATACCTTCTGTAAGGGTTTCTATAATAGACATTTTAATACCTCCATAAATGATTAATGAATGCCAGCGAGTTTTTTCATTCTTTCGGCAAAAGACATGGACTCGGTAACCACGTTTTCTTTTCGCCTAGGCATTATTGCTGAGAGGTTGGATCTTCTATTTACAGACTCGCTCAGTGATTTAGGACCATCATTTGTGTTTGATCCCACTGTAGCAGTTAGAGTCTCGTGAAGAGTTTTTGCTTCTTCAGCAGAGTTTGCCAATGCGATGGCTTCAACAATTTTATTTTTTTGTCGCTC